AATTATTTTGCTGGTGGAGGTGGCGGTGGAATATTTTTATCAGGAACACAAGGAACTGGCGGTATAGGTGGTGGCGGAAACGCAAATATAGCGCCAACATCTGGAGTTGCCGGAGCGACAAACGTGGGTGGTGGCGGTGGCGGCGGCGCTGGAAACACCCCATCTGGTAATACAGGAGGCGCAGGCGGCTCCGGTATCGTAATCATCAAAATTAATCAATAACATGAAAACATATCGCTTCCTAGGAATAGACACAGCAATGCACCTGCTTCGTCCTGGGGCGAAGTGGGAAATCTCTAACAACGTATTCACACGTTGGGATGATCCTAGACCTTGTCCGAGTATTGAGGAAGTCTATTGGGTGATAGACAAGATCAAGGAGTTTGAAGATTCAATCCCTACAATTTGGCTACCTGAACAGTTAGAAGAGATGGGCATCAAACAAAAGGAAATTGAAGATGCAATTGCATAATCTGTTTCCGACAGCTGTTGGCTTTGCTGAACTAGGTAGACCCTTGTCCGATGAGGAGTTGTTCTTCATCCGTGAGCTACAGACAAGACCGAATCAGGGAAACACCACAAGCACGAACAACTTTGTCTTGCGTGATCCAGCTCTAACGTCCCTGCGCTCATTCATCGAGGATGCTGTCAGCGAATACTTCAAGTCCACAGTCAATCCTAAGCACAATGTAACACTGCGTGTGACGCAAAGCTGGTGCAACTACTCAAACCCTGGTCAGTTTCATCACAAACACGCTCATCCCAATAGTTATATCTCAGGTGTGTTTTATGTGCAGACCAACCCTGATGATCGGATTTATTTCTACAAAGATGGTTGGCAGCAGATCAAATTCCCGCCGGAACAGTGGAATCCGTATAACAGTGAAAGCTGGTGGTACGAGGCTCATGTCGGCAAATTGATTCTCTTTCCTTCTTCGCTGACGCACATGGTTCCTGAAGTCAAAGGCGAGGACACAAGAATCTCACTTAGTTTTAATACCTTTCCTGTCGGTGTCGTCGGGGAAGAAATGGATTTAACCGGACTCAAGTTGGAGGCGTAATGGCTCATTTTTGTAAATTGGATGAAAACAACATCGTCACGCAGGTTGTTGTGGTAGACAACAAAGATACCGCTGATGCGTTTGGTGTGGAGAAAGAACACATCGGTGCTGCACATTTAGAAAAAATTTTAGGTGGAACGTGGAAGCAGACCTCTTACAACGGCAACATGCGTAAGAACTACGCAGGGATTGGTTATACCTACCGATCAGATATTGATGCCTTTGTTCCTCCTAAGCCTTTTCCTTCATGGCTGTTAAATGCCAATGCTCAGTGGGAAGCGCCTGTAGCGATGCCTACAGACGGAAAGATGTATAGCTGGGATGAAGATACTGTAAGTTGGAAAGTCAATGAATCTGGAATCACTGTCATCCGTTGAGTTTGGAGACAAAGATGGTCTGAGAGTAATGATGTTTGAGAATCAAATGCAACATCAACTCTTCTTTGACACATTGGCTGATCAGAATGTTATTTCTGCGTTTTACCCTTTAGGTGATGCTGAGTTTACCGATCTTGATGATTGGCTGCTTATGCACTGGAACCAGCATTTCAGCCTTGCAGATTTGTTGAGCCTGCCATCACCATTAGAGTTAATTGATACGGATTGGAATCAGGAAGATGATTTCAATGATTGGATACAACAACACTTACTTATTCATCAAAGCATTATTGCTCGCCTAGGACTTTAAGATGCCGATTCCATCATCAGTCTATTCTGCTGCTTGGTCGGGTTTCTCGCCTGGTCAAAAAATTGCAGAATTTAACCGTTTTCAAACAACGGTTGATGAGTTGCTCGGCGCTGGCGTTCCTCAATCTGATATTGATTGGATGCTTTCTAATGGCTATTCGCCACCAAGAAGTGTTGAGCAAGAACAAGTCTATAGAGAACCGTTCCAAGAGCCAGTGGCTGCTCCAGCTGCACAAGGTGTTGACGCTACGGCATTAGCGCAAGAGTTGGGCATCCCAGCGTTTATGGTGAACAGCCTTGTCAATTCTGGATACAGCGCTGATGACATCCGCTCTATGTATCCTGTTTCACCTCCTGCATCAGAACCTGTTACCCCAGCGCCTACTCAAGCTCCCGCTGCGGCCACCATGTCTGTGGGCGGCAAAACCCTGCCTCCCAATTGGAGTTCGTTTTCTCCTAATGAAAAGATCAGTTGGTTTAACACCGAGAAAATTAAACCCTCTGATTTGAGGGCGGCGGGAGTTCCTGAATCCGATATTCAGTGGATGTCTTCCAATGGTTATCAGATGACTGATACACCAGCAGCCACAACATTACCGGCAGATACAGAGGCTGCTGTTGGAGCAAAACCACGAGATCCAAGTAGTTTCAGAGCGAGTCGAACGGCTGCTGAAGAGTATTTGATGGGTGTTGATCCATCGTTTCAACAAAAGCTTTTCAAGCCAGGATCAGATGATCGCTATACAGGAACCTTTGTCAAAACATACCAGTACGTTGATGGCAAATTAACGCCGGTAGAAGCGACTCCACAGAACCTTGCATCGGGAAATTTGGTGTTTTATGTGGGTGGTGCGCCCAGTGGTGATTACGCTGGGGTCAACCGTACAGCGCAAGCCTACACCATTCAAAATGGGAAGCTCACCCCACTTGGGGCGTCACAAAGCTATACCGCCCCAGAAGAAAAACCGTTTTTCCAAAGCGCTCTCACCGAGTATGTCTTACCCGTTTTGGGTGCTGCTTTGCTTCCCGGTGTTGGATCGGCAATTGGTCAGGCGTTGGGTGTTAGCGCACAGGTTGGTACAGCCATTGCAAACGTAGCTTTACAGGTTGCGCAAGGCAGGCCACTGAATGACGCCATTCTTTCTGCCGGCATCCAATTTGGTTCCTCACAAGTTTTTACAGACCCGACGGTTGCCAAGGCGGTAGGAAACATTGCTAGTGCAGTGGCTACCGGTGGCGATATATCAAAAGCGGCGATCAACACGGCAGTACAGATTGCTGGAGAGTTTGGGTTCAAAGATTTCAAGCCAACAGGTGATTCAGTTTCAGACAGTATGATTGCCTCAGCGCTTACAAGCGGAACGGCTGCACAACTGACAGGTGGTAATGTCTTGCAATCCGCTATTAGCGGAGCAGTAGCCGGAGGACAGAAGGCGGCAACAGCGCCCACTTCACCGACAACAAAAGTTAGCGAAATAGCAACAGATCCTTACACGCAGATACAAGTAGAAAATACGATATCTAACATCTTGGCACAAGCCAGACAAGATGCCTCCGCTTCTGGTGAATTACCGCAAGAAGCCTTTGCGCCTGCTGTTGCCGCTGGTGCTGCGGTTCTTGAATCGGCTGCGGCGAGAGAGGCTGCGGCGGTGCTTGCTCGATATGCTCTGCCACGAGCGGTGCAAGCATTAGAGGCTGTAGCGCCGGAAACAGCGCAAGCCATTGCCGGATCAAGCGTGTTTCGCCAATTGGCTGCATTGCTTGGAATTGCTATCACAACAGGGCCAACAGCCTTTGGGCCTGCTATTGGGTTTCTTAATACGCGAGAAGATACAAAAGCGATTGCTGATGCTCTGAATGAGCAAGTTGCTAATCCGCAATTATCACCTCAAGAGGTAACCAACCGAATTACGGTTACGGCATCGAGACTGCCACTTGATCCATCAACGGTGGTGGAAACCAGTGTGGTAGGTTCGCCTCAAAAAAGTACAGTTACTAATATTCCAATCATAAAAGAAGCGCAAGCTACACCTGCTGTTGCTCCAACAATACCCAATCAAGGTGTTGTGATCAGCATTGATCCACAGACAAAAATGGCAACGCTTCTAACAAACTCTGGAATTAAGTTAGCGCCAGCAATTGGCGTGATGCCTGGTGACACGGTTGAATGGGATAAGTTGCCAAGCTCCGTGTTGCCGACGGGCCGTGAAGGTCTTCCTAGCGGTGGCGGTGCAGATTTTAACGTCACAATCACGGGCAAGGTTGACACGAAAACAGGCAAGGTTACTGTTGTTGAGCAGCCGTTAGAAATAACGGGTGATAAAACAGTGACTCAGCAAACGACGAGTTCACAAACCGTAGGAGGTAAGGCGCTTCCTACAGACTGGTCGAGCTATAGTCCTAGTCAAAAGATAGCCTGGTTTAATGCCAACAGTGTAACGCCTGTTGACTTACAAAACGCTGGCGTTGACAGTGACACCGTTAATTGGATGCGCCAGAACGGTTACACCGTAGGTCAACAAGCTGGCGATGTTGTGGCAACGGTTGTTGATGTCAACACAAAAAACAATACGGCATTTGTTGTTACCAAGTCTGGAGAAATTGTTCCAGTAACAGCCAAAGATCCAACAACGGAGACGATATTAAAGCCCGGTGTTACGGTAGTCGTAAATCCAGAAACAAGAACGGCAACGGAGATATTGCCCTCACCAATTCCATCACCGCAACCGACAGTTACGACAGTTGCAACTCCGCAAGTCTCTCCGACTGTAGAGCCGCTGCCATCAGTATTGCCATCACCACTTCCTAGCGTCGCTCCATCACCACTTCCTAGCGTCGCTCCATCACCACTTCCTAGTGTTGCTCCGTCGCCGCTTCCTAGTGTTGCTCCGTCGCCTCAGCCAAGCCCATTATCATCACCTGAACCAACTTCTTTGCTCTACCCAGATCCGTTTTTTAATCCAGCTCCAGCTCCAGCTCCAGCTCCAGTTGAATATCCAGTTCCTGTAGTTAACCCAGAGCCTGTATCGCAAGTCGCTCCTTCACCCACGTTTCCACCACCGCCTCCACCGCCTCCTCCACCAACAGTTATACCGTCTCCATCGCCCTCTCCTAGCCCGACTGTTATAACGCCTAGTCCGAGTCCGAGTCCGAGTCCGAGTCCGAGTCCGAGTCCGAGTGCTACGATTGAAGTTCCGAGTCCGACTCCAAGTCCGAGAATTACGGATGATGACATTATTAGGATTATTACTTCGCCTATTCCCCCACCTGTTCCAACTCCAACTATTCCATCACCCTCTCCATCACCATCACCTTCGCCCTCACCTTCGCCATCGCCCTCACCTTCACCTTCACCTTCACCGACGCCGACACCGGAGCCGTCACCAAGTCCTACAATAGTGACCAAAATCGTAACTGATCCGACGTTTCGGCCACCGCCGCCGCCTCCGGAACCTATAGTAGGGCCGACGCGGGTAGCCTTGTCAGAGAGAGGCGGGGATGATATTTATGGAACCTCAGAAGAGGAACAAGAGCCCGTTTGGAATGTTCGATCTCTCAAACTTAGACGCGCATTAAGGATTTAATCATGGCCCAATTAGCAGCACTGTTGAGAACCGATCTGTCCCGCATGGCAGAGGAGGTGCGTCGAGCGGGTCGTGGCAAAGACACGATGCTGGCTCACATCACGCCGAAAGAAGCAGCACTGCTTAAGGCCAGAGGTGGCAGAGGGTCAATCAATCCTGATACAGGCTTGCCTGAGTTTGAGGATGATTTTGGTGATGATTACTCTGGTGTTGATCTTGGTGTTTATACACAACCTGTTCAACCGCAACCTCAAATGCAAAGCCAAGATATTTACCAACCGGCTAACTTCCCTGCTGAAGGTGAATATGGAGCGCCATCAACGCCCATAGACATGAGTCGGGCAATTACAGAGACAGGGGCTTTTGGAGGCGTAGGTGAAATGCCTGCGGCAAGAGGTGCTCAAGCCCGTTTGGAGTCATTAGGAGCGGGTCAACCAACCTATGGACAAGGCTATGGAGGCCCAGAACCCATAGAGTTGGGTATCGCTGGCGGCGTTGCGGGTGCGCCTTCCGCTGCCCCGCCCCAAGAAAAATCGATTTTGGACAGATTGCAAGCCGGTTTGAAGACACCCTTGGGTTATGGAGCACTCGGAGCAATACCGGCTATTTTGCAGTCTCGCAGAGCAGCAAGTCAGGCGAAGGGCTTGCAGTCAGAGCTTGGCAAGCTCGGTCAAGAGGCTAGGACAACAGGTCAACAGTTGGTGGAACAGGCTAGAGCCGGTCAATTGCCTGCTGCACAGCAACAAGCACTTGAAGCACAGCGATTGGCGGCTATGCAGAACTTGCAGCGCCGTGGTGTGACGGATTCAACGGCTATGCAACAGGTAGAGAACCAGTTGGCACAGCAACGTGCAGCATTTATTGATCAAACTTTGAATGAAGGTATGCGCCTCATCAATGTGGCTGATCAGTACACGAAGCAGGCGATTATGGCTGGCTACCAGGCCGATGCAGATGCGCAAAAGTTGCTTGGAAACTTCTTCAACAACTATATGCGCGTATTGGCAGGTCAACCGCAAACACCTCCACCTAAAGGTTAATCATGGCTGAAGAAGCGCTGCGCGATCTAACATCTTTGCGATCCAATGTCTTTGGGCCGCAGCCCAAGGCTCCGGCACAGCCTGCTCCTCAAATCGCACAACAAGAACTTGCAGGCAGGATTCAGCGCGGTCAGCGAGCAGAAGAAGCGATTCCGCAGCTTGGTGAGATGGAATCAAAAGCTACTGAAGAAAAGATAAGGGCGCAGCAGGCGGTGCGCAAAGGTGTTGCAGCAGAACAGCTCAAGCAAGAGCAAGCATTTGGTGGCAGAGAGGAAACTGCGCTTAAGACAAGGCAAGCAGGTGTCATGGCAGAGCCTGAGTTCAAGCCAGACAAGATGGAATTGGATGATTACCGCAACCTGGCAGGTATGTTGATCGGCATTGGTACGCTTGTCGGTGGCAAAGGCAAGATGGGTGCAATGTATTCCCTGCAAGCCTTAAATGGCATGATGAAAGGTTATGCAGAAGGTCGGAAAGATCTGTTTAAGATGCAGCAAGTGGAGTTTGAAAAGGCACTGAAGTCCGTTGATGCGCACAATAAGCGTATTGAGCGGGAGTTCAATGATGCAATGTCGCTCATCAATACGGATCGCAGAACTGCACTTGCAAAGCTCAAGCAACTCGAAGCAGAGCTGGGTGATGGTGTTATGGCTGCTGATTTGCGTCTAAATGATCTTGGGAAATTAAGAAAAGACCTTGACTCGGCGGTTAAGTCGGGTGAGAACGCGCTCAAAATGGTTGAAACAAATAGACAAAAGGAACTTGATCGAGAGGCTCAAGCAGAAAGAAGAAAAGCAGATGCAGAGTTAAGAAGAGAGCTGGCTTCAATAAGGTCTCAAGGCGGTAATGCTAAAACCAACCAGCAAATGTTTATTGCACAAAAGGCAGTGACAGCATTGCGAGGTGCAGCATCAACGATGGAATCAGTCATGCGGCTTCCTTCTGGTGCGACAGCAGGTATTTTGCCTAACTTGACAACAAAAGACGGGATGTTCAATTACGTTAGGAATAACGCGCTAAGAACGCTGACGCCAAGTGAGCAAAAAGCAGTTGAGACCTTGTTTTCTGGACTTAGTCGTTATTTAGCAACAATTGAAGCTAACGGTAACGCTGTTGGGTTGGTTGGGCTTTCAAAACAAATGGAGAAACTTTATCCAGTTGCAGGCGATAAAGTTCAAGACATTGCATTGAAACTTGCTGACATTCGACGCGTTTCAACAGAGGCGATTGAAGCAATTATTGAATCCGGTCTGTTCCCAGAACAGATGACAAACGCGGCAAGAGAGCAGGTTCAGCGCATGGAAAAGGCTGTTCCATATACAACCAATGACGTTGTTGATGCGATCACTAAAGGCAAGCCGACGATGGGCGCTTCAACAACTGCTGCTGCTGCCGGAGCTAAATCGTTTGCAAGCGAGGCAGAGGCTGAGAAGGCTTTCAAAGAAGGAAAATTAAAAACCGGTGAGCGCGTCATGATTGGCGGTAAATCAGGAATTTGGGAGTAATCATGCCGTTCAAGCCAGACCCAGAAGGCACACCAAAGTCACGATTTATTCCTGACGTTGAGGTTTATGAAAGCCCGACAATTGGAGAACGAGCGGGTGCAACAGCCTATGGCATGGCAACAGGTCTGGCTGGCGGTCTCGGGGAACTAGAAAAGTTTGGTGCTTACAAAGTTCCTGAAATGCTTGGCCTTAGAGAGGAAGAAGAGCCAAAAGGCAAGTTCATGGGAAGAGAGACAATTTTCCCAACTATTGAAGAGGCTGAAAAAGGATTAGGAAAGCTTGGCATCAAGAAGCCAAGAGAAGAGGTCGGCGGTGCAAGAACGCTTGGTGAGTTGCTTGGCCCCAGTCTTACGGCTGTCCCAAGAGCAACAAGGACAATAGTTGGAACGCCCACGCGCACAAGCGAGGCAACGGCAAGAAGGGCTGAACAACTTGGCTTCAAGGTTTCTCCGGCTCAGGTTCGTGGTGATGAGCCTATTCCTATGAAAGGTGCAACAGGATTTGCTGAGGAAAATCAGACGCTGGCAAACCGTCTTGCAAGCAGAGGTACGGGTGAAGAGGCGTCAGAAATCAACCGAGAGTTTCTAAGAGATCGTTTCAATACACTCGGTGGAGAATTTGACAATCTTTATCAAGGCAGAATATTCAATATTGATCAGCAGGCGGTCAATGCGATCCGTGCCATTGCCAACATACAAAACCAGTTGCCCGGTGTAGCAACAACAACTGCGGTGCAACAAACGGCAAACAACATCGTCAATAACTTTCAGCGCCTCTCAAGAAGACCGGGAGCACAGCCAAACACTTTTAGCGTTGAAGGCGAGGCTTTGCAAAGATTAAGGAACGCCTTGTCAGAGTCCGCTAGGTCTACAAGCAGCCGAGGCGATGCACATGAAATCTACAATCTTGTGGATCTCATTGATGATTCGATACAGCGCAATCATCCGCAAATTGCCAATGAATTACAGCGTATTAGGCCACAGTATCGCAACACGATTATTCTGGAAGACCTGATGCGTCGAGACGGCATTCGTCAGGGAAACATCAGTCTTGAGCAGCTCGGCAATATGCTCGGTACGCAACGTGATGCGGTGCGACGAGGCGCAATGGACATTGATGAGCTTGGTCGCTTGGGAAGGGAGCTTCAGTTGCGAGCACGGTGGGAAAGGGCCGGTGGTGCTGCATTTCCTACAGCAGGAACCAATGCCATGCTCGGAAGAATGACGGGGTTGGCAGGTGATCTTGGAACTGCTGCTCTGCTTGGCATTCCAAGAGGACGTATGGCAAGAACAGCGCAACGTCAGTTAGCTAGGTTGCCATCAGTTGGTCAAAGTTATGGCGCACCAGCTGCAATGGTTGGCGGCGGTGTTGCGGGTCAATTTAGAGAGCAACAGGACTAGGTCATGAGTCGTAAGAAGCAAGGCATCAATCCAGAGCTAGAGTCTGCCATTGGCAAACTGTTGCGAGAGGTCATGGATGATCCGAATGCGTCATTGACGGACAAATCACGGGTGATTGACCGTGCGCTCAAGCTAGAGGCGATTCGCCTTAAAGCATCAGATTCGGAATGGGGAAGCGGGTTTCTTGATGGAGAAGAAGATGAGTCATAGAATAGTGACCGGTATTCACTCAATCGGGGCTAGTAATGACTTCACCTATTCAGATCATCAGGATCGCTCTTGGCGTTTTAACAGACCGTATTCTCACGGTCACATCAGTAATCATGGCCTTTTCTCTGTATTGCTGGGCGATGTGGGGGCCGGATGTGGAGCGAATCGTCATAGCAACCAGTTTTGCCGTTCTGGTGTATCTACCGGCACTCATTAAGGAGAAGAGTCGTGATCGAACTGAAACTCAGCAAGCAAGTGATTAAGCTTGGCAGCTTGGAGCATCGTAAGCCTGCTGCTCCCACCTTCCCGTTATTCAAGCAAAAGTTCACCGCCGCCGGTGTTCCGTGTCACGGAACCATGACCGCTGCGGAACAGTGGGGGAAAAAAAGTGGCAAATAATATTGCTTTCCAACCGATGGGTAAGACCTATCGGCTCAACGTCACAAGCGGTGCGAGTGCAGAACTAGCGATCAACGCTTACACGCCCTGCAACCAAGTCCGTGTTCACAACGGCACGGCTAATGAAGTGGCGATACGCTTTGCAGCAACCACCGGTAATGCAGCAGCATTTCCTGTGTCTGGCACACCATCCGATAGCATGGTGTTGCACAACAACCAGACGCAATACTTCACCGTCCCCCAAGCATCCATCTCCGCACAGGCAACGCTTTATGTGTCTGCGATTGGTGCTGCAAGTGGATACATTTACGTTACACCAGGAGAGGGTTTGTCATAGATGGAAGTCTCGCTTTCAGTTGTCTTGCAGGCACTGATTGGCGCAGGAGCCGGTGCGCTTGGAGCGTACGTTGCGATTCGATCAGACCTTGCAGCACTGAAAGCAAGGGTTGATGTCTTGCACGAATCAACGGACAAGGCACATTCCCGCATCGATCAGATTCTCAGCAAGTAATGTTTGAGTTACTCGGTGGTGGCTTACTAGGCTCGATCTTTGGTGGCCTCTTCAGGCTTGCACCGGAGGTCTTGAAGCTGCTTGATAAAGCCAATGAGCGCAGGCATGAGCTGGCTATGTTCACGCTACAGACTGATCTGGAGAAACTCCGTGGTCAGTTCAAGATGGAGGAAAAGTATGTTGACTTCTCAACACAACAACTCGATACCATCAAAGCGGCCTTTGAGGAGCAGAGTAAAACGGCTCAGGCAGCAGGCAAGTTTATTTCTGGAGTCTCTGCTCTGGTACGGCCTGGTATTACATGGGCCTTGTTTGGGATGTATGCGGCCATCAAGGCGGCTACGCTTGTTATGGCATTTCAGACGGGTGCATCGTGGCTGGAAGTTCTGACCAAGACTTGGGATGAAGATGACTTTGCACTCTTTAACATGGTCATCTCATTTTGGTTCGTAGGCCGCAGCATCGAAAAGTACCAACGTGGATGAAGCGATTCAGATCGCTATTGACGGCCTTATCAAGCCCTTTGAAGGCTATGCCAGGCGGCTACCTTCAGGTGATTGCATGGCCTATCCTGATCCCGGTACTGGCGGTGAGCCTTGGACTATTGGCTATGGTTCTACTGGCAGTGATGTTTGTCCAGGCATTGTCTGGACAGAAAATAAGGCCTCTGAGCGTCTTCAGGAGCATTGCCTATACTTCTGTGCCGGGTTGGTAAAACTCTCGCCTAAGATCGTTTTAGAGCCTCCCAGGCGTATTGCAGCGGCGCTCTCTTGGGTGTACAACTGTGGATTGGGAAACTATCGCATCTCGACGTTTAAGAAGCGTATTGATGCCGGTGATTGGTCAGGTGCTGCCGAGCAGTGCTTGAAATGGAACAAGGCTGCTGGCAGAGTCATGCCTGGTCTGACAAGGCGAAGACAGGCTGAAGCACTGCTGATGAGGTAAGCATGGCAAGACAAACGAATTTGAGTGTAGGCAGGGGTGAGAAGTTACCTGTATCCAAGGGTGCTGGGCTGACAGCCAAGGGCAGGGCCAAGTACAACCGTGCTACCGGTTCCAAGCTCAAAGCACCGAGTAAAGACCCGAGCAACCCGAGGCATAAATCATTTTGTGCTCGCTCCAAGAGCTGGAAGGGCGAGCGCGGTAAAGCGGCAAGAAGGAGATGGGGATGCCGGTAAAGAAGGGTCTGTACTACAACATCAACCGCAGACGGAAGTTAGGTCTGCCAGCTAAGCGCCCGGGTCAGGCAGGCTATCCGACTCGGGAAGCTTTCATTCAATCTGCCAAGACGGCACGAAAGCCTAAGCGCAGATAAAAGAACCCCCGCACAGCGCGGGGGAAAGTCAACCACAGGAGGAGACAAGGAGGGGGCTATCTGCTTACGCTTGCCCCGAAGCGCACCTTAACGGGCAGACTCCGCGAGACATCTAAAGCTCATTCTGCATGAGCTTAATCGCATCGTCAAGTCGGAAGATCGCAAGCGACTCTTTGCCATCACCGCGACATACCACCACCGGTGTTTGTCCTGTCAGACAGACAGAAGTCTTAGCCTGATCCATCCATTCATAGACTCCTATCTTGCGCCGCCGCTTGCATTCGATCAGAAACGGCCCTAGATCGATGTCAGAGCCGCCATCACGCGCTTGCCCTAGTACGCGTGTCACTTTCGTTCCTAACGCGTCTGAGAGCGTCTGGCAGACTTCACGCTCATAGGCTGCACCACGGTCTTTGGCTAGCTTGCTCAATGGGATCGACTCCTCAAGAGTGAGTAAGCAATCGTGCGAACTTCTTCTGATACGGCATACCCGTACATATCGGGATCACACAAAGCGCGTAAGAACTCTTCCCGCTGATTGAGAATGTATTCCAGCCTCTGGCAGTGGATTCTCAGTTCGGCGTTCAGCTCTCGCAAGGTGTTGATCCGTTCTTCTTCCACTGTAAGCATGGCCTATCCTTTCTTTTTAAGCCTTAATGGAATGTGTCTGTCTTCAGGTGCAATCGTTTCATGGGTAGAGAACCGGTGACCGCAGATGTTGCACTTGCGCCTGCGGTAATTCCAGTAAAACGAATCATCTGTTTCCAGTTGGAACTGTCTGGTTTCCAAGACAACGGTTTGTGAGAATTCATGCGTCTCATAACATTTCGGACATTTCATTGATTGATTTCTCCCTGCCTTTGCTTTGCAGCATAGCCAGCGCCATCCGGTATGCCTCATCAGCAATCACATGATGCGGCTGTGCCGTGAGGCTACCTCTTGCAATCATCGCTTGCATCGCAAGACCGGCAAAGTGATCCAGTTCAGAAAGGGATCGAGTCGTCTTCATCTTGAACCTCATAAGGTTTCTTGGCCTGATACGGTGGCTTGTACTTCTTATCGGGATCTGGCTGCCAGGTATCCTCACGAATACGAATCAGCATTCCAGCAGTCTTGTGATAGACCCAGGCACTGAGCTTCATCTTGTCCCCTGCCCTGAACGTGACATCCTTGTCAAAGACATAGACACCACGCAGATCAGGAGCCTTGCTCTCAGGCTTCTTCTTGTTTGAAAGCAGAATCCCATTACCGGGTTCAACCTTGTCCAGAAAATCGCTCATCATTCACTCCTTTATGTAGCCAATACTTGGCATAAGTTTTCTTACCTACGCTTACATTCTGAGTCACAATGTTGTGACCCATCGCTCTGAGTTCTTCCACCCTAGCAGCCAATCTGAAGCAACCCATGTGTTGCAAGGCTTCAATGGCAGTCAGTGGTTTAGACTGCAACCACTGAAGCACTTGCTCTACCTGAGTTAAATCTCCGCTTCGACCACTAGGGTTTCTTGCTTTGGGAGGAATTCACCACAACCCGACTCCTCAGTTCGTCGAGCAAATTGACTTGCTTCATCCCCGACAAACGTATTGAAGACCGATTCATTGACGAGAAAGAGATCACGCAGTTTCGCGTTCTTTCCCTCCGTCGATAGTTTCTGGCTGCTGGCAATCTTTCCGATCAAACCAAAGAACCCTGCCGACCAATCTTCTGAGTCATCGAAGGACTCATAAGGATGAGGTGTTACCTTTCCTTCCTTGACTTCAGGAACTGATAACTTGTAAGGCTTATCAAGGACGGCATCCAACGGTGTGAGCGGTTGAACAGACGGCAGATTAACCCTCTGCATTTGTGATGAAGGAATCGTCTCCAGTTCAGTCTCATCGAGCATCCCCAATCCGCAGTGAGCAAGCACGGTTCTCCGAATAGCCTTGGTTGTAGCCTTCATCAACGCGTTTGCGAGCTTTTCACCCGCAAGCCCTTTGATGTCAACCGCCCCCTGATTCTCCGAACTTCTTCCATCTTTTCCAGTGCAGCGAACAGACACCAGGTAGACATCTTCAACTCGCTCTCGGTTAGTGATCTGAGTGGACAATCCATGCAGATTAGCGAGCTGCTGCGTGGCCCCAGCGTTGGCGTACAAGACTTTCTTGCCTGACAGAACAAGCAGATCAAAAGGCTTTGCTGAAGGATCGAGTCCAACCTGGCTGCATCGATAGTTGTAATACCCGACGAGTTGTTCTTCTCTGAGTCCACTTAAATCTCCTCGCGTGACAATGCTTTCAATGATCTTGGGATCAATCGTGACGATGGCATTCATTTGAGTAAGAACCTCCTTGAACCTGGCACTTCACGCATATAGCGCTGATAAACCTCTGGCATTTCTGATTGCAGAATGGAACTGTCGAACCGTGTAGAACCCTTTGCAGAACGCCATGTGGCAAGCACCTTGCCCTCAAAGGTTTGCAAAGTCGAGGCATCACGCATGGCATTCTGGATATGACCGGTGAGCTGGTCTTCCATGGCCTCAAGCCGCTTGATCTCATCTTTGACTGATCGCAATTGGGCGCAGCATTGCTCAATAGCATGATTGCTGAGCACAGAACCTTCAATCGAAGTCGGAAATAGCTTGCGAGCATCCTCAGCGCTGGTTGCATCAGGCTCAACACCGGCTTGAATCTTTCCCCACAACTCAGCCTCAAGCTTGATCAGATCTTCCTTCTCTTGCGCACTGATCTGCTTGTCGATCAGAACCAGTTCCTGGCCCCCAAATAAAGCCGCTAGGACGATCCGATCTACGCGGTGAACGGTTGCCTCATGGATGAGCTGAGCAAGGTCTTCAGCAGGCATTAAACCGTTCTCATCGAATCTGGATCGCTTATTCTGGTTGTAGTTCTTCACCTCAACCAGTGTGCTTCCGTCTTCTGAAATGAAGTCAAAGTGCGAAGCCATGAACGAATGATCGGGATGCGTGAGTTCATAGTCAGCCTCTTGCAGATTCATCTTCAGGCGAGCACCTGCCTCTCTTCCAATGACATCTTGCAAAGCGATACCCCACTGTACGGCTTCAACCTGGCTGACATCCTCACGCTCTTTTCGGCCTACCTTCTCAAGCCATACCTCGGCTGCGCGGCCAGCGGCAATCTTCCGGGCGTCAGTCGCCCAGATTGCACGACGCCTGCTTTCGGTGTCAAAGGATGTCATGCTGCCTCCTCATCGAAAACGGTGGTGATCTCCTTGGTAATGTGCCTACGCTTGAGATCAAGCCAGAACTGCTTGACTTCCTCCATCTCCTCGAGCACCTCCTCCATGCGCTTGAAAGCGTAAGGTTCCAGAACATCTGCTTGATACGACAAGTCACGCGTAGCGCGGAGCGCCACTTCCATCAACCGGTACAGCTTGAATCGAACGTCCTGCTGGTCATAAAAGTCGAGCTTGGTTCCCATCTGAATCTCCTAAAGGTTAAGGTGTACTGCGGAGAGAAGCATAACACTAGATTTCTAGTGTTGCAAGTACCATGCAGAAGATGTATCGTTCTGATGTCTGTGTGGTGCAGATGAAGCCGTTAAGAATGTTCCCTGTCCTTACTTCCGAGTAGGGAAACACCACCAGGGAGCATCCTTAGCGGCTTTTTTGTTACCTCACTGACCGTACTCCGCACGTTAGTAAGAGCCAGATCTGGGGCTGCGCGGAAGAAAAGCAGTAGCCGGTATGTCGCAAGACTAGGGGGCAGTTCCCGAAGAGTCCGGTCGGCTGGTCGAATCTGCAAGCCGAGGGGTCAAGCAATTGACATGCAGATGGCGGTATCGCCCGAGGAGCCTTCCCTCTCTACCCTGTTCTTATGGGGTAGGGGGGTCTTTGCGAGGAGCGACATAAAAAATACATCATTGCTGTGATATAAGCCCATCGTCCCAATGATTTGGAGCGATCATGCCTGAATCAAAATGCAGTGATGATGAGTTCATCGAATGTTGGAAGCGTTTAGGTAGTGTTTCTTTAGTTGCTAAAGAGCTGGGTTTAAGCATCAGGCGAGCTAACGATAGGCGGCGCACCATTGAGAATCGGCATGGCATCCCGCTTGATGCGTTCAATGATCAGCGTGGGTTTAAGATTTTTCATCCCCATGATCGCATCCGCAGCATCGCCAACATCACGGGCTGCGTGATCGTGTTTTCGGATGCTCACTTCATGCCTGGTGAACCGAGTGTCGCTTTTGAAGCTTTACTCAAGCTTATTAAAAAGCTTAAACCGGTGATGGTTGTTGCCAATGGTGACATCCTCGATGCCGGATCAATCAGTAAGTATGGGCCTATTGGATGGCAAGAAGGTCAGCCTACGCTCAAGCAAGAGTTGGAGGCCGTGCAGTGGCACATGGATCAGATTGTTAAAGCGTGTAAGGGTCTTGGAACAATTCTGCACCGCACGATTGGCAACCATGATCTGCGTTTTGATAAACGACTTGCTGGACAAGTTCCCGAATACAGAGACATAGGCGGCACTCGATTGTCTGACCATATCCCTGAATGGAGTGTGAGCTGGTCTGTGCTTGTGAATGAAACCTGCATGATCAAGCATAGGTTGCAGCATTCAGGCGTGCATAGTTCTTATAACAACGTTTTAAAAAGTGGACTTTCAACTTGTTCGGGACACACACATTTACTAGAAGTCAAAGGATGGGGTGACTATACGGGGCGTCGATACGGTATATCTACAGGGATGCTGGCAGATCCTGCAAGCAGTGCCTTCCATTACCTCGAAGACAATCCTGTGCCTTGGTGTCAAGGCCTTGCAATACTGACCTTTGATAATGAGTATCGATTGCTTCCACCGGAACTGATGGAAGTGATCGACCGGACAGCTTATTTTCGTGGTCAATCTGTATAGGGGAAAATCATGTCAGATACATTCGTAACCGTTAGTCTCACAGAGTTTGAATTTGATGCGTTAGTAGAGATTCTTTCTGAAAAAGAAATCGGATCTGGATTGGGTAGCTTGTATGAGCGGCTCATCGCAGCATCGGAAGCTGATGAAGAGGATGATGCTGAAGACGAGTAAGTCTCAGCAGCGCAGACTCTGACCCGCTCGCGTAGCGGGTTTTTCTTTATCCGTTCTTCTCCTTGAGTTTGGCCTCGATTGCACGGGCAATATCGATTCTGAATTGGTCGTATGCCACGGTGTAATCAACTGATCGCCATGCGGCATCGATCTCTTGATCTGTTAGATCAATCCATTGAAACGCAGCGTAAAGCGGTTGACTGTCAGGTCTGGTTTTGGTCATCGTGTAATGCCATTCCGGCCTTTCCGGATTCAATCGTGCAACTGCGTATCGGTAAGCCAGCGGTTCTTTGCTCATTGAATGCCTCCTGATTGTTGACGCGTCATCTGACGCACATAAAAGTGAATGTTGATCGCCTGGTGCAGCTCATGCTCAGTAACCCCTGCCATCTCACATAGGACTGGCAAGTAGGCTACATGACGGGCTAGCTCCTCTTCCCATCTCTGAAGATTAGCCACCAGTTCTTCCTGAATGTTTTTAGCCATTGGACTCACCGGCGGGTGTGTTAACGCTCCAGGTGCGGAAGGCGGTTTGCTTCTCGATTGTGGCTGGACACTCTTTCGACGGGGGAACCCATCCATGTCGTCGCCAAATCAATTCCACGGGAATACACCAGTCGGCAGGGTGCATTTGTGACTTGAGAATACAGGCCCATGAAGGCATTGGTGAGGGTTCCATGTAGGTAGGCTCCAAGTGAGTGAAGAAAACGCCTTAAACGCCCGTTTAAGGGCGTCTAGGGGCATTGTGAGGGCTATATAGTGCAGCATCCGCAGCAGGGTGCATCCTCACAGCGTCCGGCGCGGTTTCGATAGTAAGTTTTGCAACCGATACCTATCGTATCGACACCGGCAAGGATCGCTTGCTTGGTGCGTGGACTCCATAGGATGGCATCGCCTGGTTTAATGGTTTTGCCAGTGCGTGCGCACTTTCCTGATTTACGGGCGGTCATTGCAATCATAGTGATATCTCCGATTAGGTTAGGGACTCGCGAGCGGGTTAGGCGATGCATTCGCGAGCAAAGGCCATTGCCTGGTCTTCAGTCTCGAAAAGCTTCAGGGTTGGCAGTATTTCGTCAGCGTCAGTGTCGATCAGACGAACAACCCATTGCCCTCGAGCATTCTGATAGACCTGGGCGGCAATGCCGTATTCGTCGTTTTTTAAGATGGTCATGTTGATACCTCACAGGTAATAGAAAACTGCCGCACCTAAGGCTATGCCAAAGATAGCGGCAACGATCCAGTCTATAAAAGCTTGTCTCATTGCCTGATCCTTTTAAACGTAATGCGCAGCTGACTTGCCATGTGCCATTATGGCAATGGATGCAGCTGAAGGTTTCAACGCACCATCACATGCCGCGCATGTAATGCACTGCCGCTTATTGCCACCTTCGGGTGATGCTGGACAATAGATCTCACGATCAAGCTTTGGTGCGGCATTGAT